CGTTGTAGTTTAATCAGCTTTACGGCGTTCCAGCAATTAAATAGATTCTTCGATGTAGATTACTCTACAAAGGGGCTAATCAATAACCCTTGGACATAATTTGCACAAATGCCCGCATAACGCCTGATGTGTCGTCTGTACTTAAGTTAAAGGCTTTAGAACTTTCTGCAGCACCTAGAAAAATATTCTCTACGTCTGCCATAGTGAAGTTCATAGCTTTTCCTGCTGTTCCAATTTGCTGGAAGCCTTTAGCCATAACTGGTAGGTCTACACCTAACCTTAGAGCTTGTGTCTTGATGTACTGGAAATCCTTACCAGCCTGTAGAGCACTACCGCTTACTGCTAGTAAAGAAGACTTGACTTGCTCTAACTCTTCACCTACTCGGTAGACACCTACAGCACCAGCAATAACAGCAAACGCTGAAACATAGCTTCTAGCCATATTGGAAACACTATCACCTAAACCCTTCGCAATCTTTTGTTGCAGTGTGAGCTTGCTAGATAACATTGTAACTTGTTTGCCACTGATTTTAGACTGTTCTGCCAGTAACCTTAAGTCCCTGTGCAAATCGCCCATACCAGCCGTTGCAAAGCCCCCTGCGAAGCCTTTAGCTCTAAGTTGCTCTAGACCAGCCCTTTGACCTCTTATGCCGCTGAGCGTCGACTCAGAGCCTCTGATGCCACCTAAAGCTCTCTCCTGTCTCTGGAGTATTCTAAGTTCTTTGTCAAGGTTGAATATGAACTTCTTTTGATTCTCAATCCTGCGAGACTCATATCGACCTCTGGCCTCTTGAGAGCGCCTTTCAGCCCTGTCCTCTTGAGCTTTAGTCTTACCACCAGCTTTACCAACTCCAGACTTCTTACCAACCTTATCAAAAGCCTTATCAAGCTTCCTAAGGCCATCCTTTATTTTGGAATCATCCCATTGAGCTTGGACTGTCCAATCCTTTATTAACATATAGGACACTCCTTGATCTCTTTAATAATCATCTTCTACCTCTTACCTCCTGTATTTTTATTCTTCAGTTCTTCATCTAAATGAAAAGCTTCCTCTACAGCGGCTTCTATCTCTAACACTTCAATTAACCTGACAACCTCATTAAGTGACATTTCTGTTTTAACCTTATCTAATCTGCCTTTCAAGGAAGGGGGGCAGTTTTTATCTAAAGCCACACGCCAGAAGAATTGATCTTTGTCACTTATAGTGGACTGCTTGTCAATGAGATGATGTATTCTGGTTGACTGTGGGCCTAAGCTTCCTGAGCCTGTTTTAGAGAGGGGATTTTTAAACCCTTTTCCGCCAACCACTCGGCTAAAAAATCTGTAACATTTTCCTTCAAGGAAGCTTCTAGTAAACTAATAAGAATGGATAGACTACCTTTACCTTTTAAAGCACTAACTCCTATACTGATACCATCTCTAGTTAATGATGGAAGTAATACAGGTGCCCAAGCTTGAATGTCAATTAAATGCAATTGTTTGGAAAGAACTAAACCTAAGTCTAATCCAAATGATGTCTCTCCATCACTGAATTCATCTTGTGTAACTTGCGAGGCATCAAATAGATTACCTACGACTGGAGCTGCAACTTCTATTAAATATTGTGCAACACTAAAAGCTGTTGTAGCTTCTAGTTCTTTAAAGGTATATTCAACACCTTTAATTGAATGTGTAATTGTTCCGCTAGTAGCTCTCGCCTCAGCTAATAAATCTTGTGGTGTGGTGATAATAATTTCCCTCTATTAAAAATAAAGGGGCCGTGAAGCCCCTTATAAAATCACTTAAAGAAATGAATTCTTAAGTGTGTCAATACCAGCTGCAATTCTTAATGCATCATCATCAGGCATGTTCTTAGCAATGTCTGTAGGTACGGATGCAAAGACCATCTGTTCTACGAAGAATGTCCAAGTTCGTTCTTGTGTTGTAGAACCAAGAGCCATCTCAGGGCCAGTCTTTAAGTGAGCTTTACGAAGTACTGCCAACACAGACCCTGAAGGATCTGATATAGTTAAAGTACCTTGTACAACTTTCCCAAATGTCTTCAGTGCATGTAATGCTCCACTCATCACATAATTACCTTCACCTTCTTGTAGTAAGGTGAGTGAACAAGTTCCTGAGCTGTCTGGGTTAACACTAATTTCAACTAAACCATCTGCACCAATTTTCTCATCTGTTAAGTCAGAATTGTAAGAGAAAGATACAAAGGAGTCTGAAGCTAGGCCTGTGATAGATGCACCAGCCCAGTTTATTTTTACTTCTTTACTTGAATAAATAGGCAAAGCCATATTCTATAGATCCTTTATTGTGAGTAAGTTAAGTTAATAGTGAGTGTAGTCAAACGAATAGCACCAGCTAAATACAAGTTTGCAGTAGCTGAATAGTTTCTATTTGTCTTGTCTGCAAAACTAACTGAAGATGCAGGTGGAAAGTCTGCTTCATATGGTCTAGCAGCTTCTAAGATATTTGGCTTACCAGCTACTGAAATAAATTTATTCCAAGTAGATGTACAAACACTTTCTAATGCTGCAATACCATCTGCATCGTAAGGAACTTTAGGTGAGTTCAACTTAAGATTAAAGATAGCTACTTCAGTTTGATCTTCAATGTAGTCTTTAGAGCGCACTACATCAATCCACTCACCACCAATTGTTTTACCACCATAGAGGACTGTTACACCTCTAGTAGTTTCTACAAAGTTAACGTTACGAGCTATCAAGTTATTCTTCTGAGTTAATGTCAACGGTGAAGCTGTAGAGCCTCCATTGAGCGATGTGGCTGCTGTAACACCTGCGAGTGTCTTAGCATACCATGCAACTGTACCAGCTGTAGATGGACTCCAGCGAGCTACAAAAGCACACTCAGGGAATTTAGTATCTGCGTCTTGATGATACTTGCCAATTGTTCGTAGATAATTTAGATCAAACAATTTACCTAGTATATCTGTTGCAGGTGATGCAATAGTTGCCAATGCAGTTTCTTCGCTAACACAAACAAAATATAATTTCTTCCGACCTTCTACAGCTGCTGCCATAGCTAATACAAAAGTTTCTGTGTGGTCAGAAGATGTTACAAAGTAAAAGTCATCATCTTGAACTTCGATAGCTGCAATACACTCAGCAGCTGTTTCAGTTGTTGTGAATGAAGCTGTAACTTCTGTTAAGCCACTAACTGCATATTCATCTGTAGCTGTCTTAGCAACAATTGTGAGTACACCAGCTGCTCCAGTGCCAACGACAGTTGCTGTGACGTGAGCTAGAACATCAGCATCACCATCAATATCTGCTTTAAGCCCTAAACAGATCTGTTCTTGTGTGTCAGTTGGGACAGTAGCTGTGTAGGAAGCTACTACAAAATCACCATCATTAACTTCAACTTTTACTGAATAAGTTTTAGCATCCACAGCATCTACTGGTGTGATAGTAGTTGTAGATTCTCTTCGACCAATCTTAACTGCAGTTGGTTGAATAGGTTGTGCAAAAGCTGCTTCCAATGCTTTATATTCTGGTGCTGTAGTTGGAATGTCAACAGCGGCTGCTGTCAATGAGCTGTAACTTCTTGCTCGCTCTCTGAACCATGCATGAGCACCAATAAACATCTGTGTTCCAAAACCCTTCTGTGAAGCTGAAGTAGTTTGGAGATTAATGTTGACAGTAGCAATGTCTTGGTAAGGCATATTACTCCTAAATTTTAATTATATGTTATTGTGATTGTTTCTATTAAGGAACTATTAGGATCTTCAATAGCATTGTGACTAGCCCATAGAAATGTGAAGTAAGAAGACTCTATATAGTCTCCACCTACAACTAATGGGAGTGGTGTTGGGTTGTTTACAATTTTAATAGCACCACCTGTGTCAGCTCTTACAGCTTCCAGAACAGATGGTATGTCTAGATATTGGTGTAGATAATTTACGATGTTAATAGAGTCTTTTCCATAGCATCTAAAACTATATAAAAATCCCTCTATCCTGTCGTAGGAAGTTAAATCATTGTCACTTACAAAACTTCCTGTGCCATGTGCAGTTAAATTTGTTCTGTCAACAATGCTAACAACAAAGTAAGGATAGTCTGGAGCTTGCTTTCCAATTCTTGTCTTAATTACAGCTGGTGTTTTAGCACCTGTTAAACCAACTTCTGCAAGGCTTGTCCCTACAGCTGACTTAACAAGGTCTATGAATGCTCTTGTAACAACATCTTCATTAATTACTGTCATTACCAACCACCTGAATTAGCTTTAGGTTGTTTAAGTAATATGATAACTGAGTGATCTACTTTAAGGCCAAAACCTGTGTTATCCCTCATCTTCCAAACCTTATATATTTTATTATTAATGGTAGTTGTGGAAGGTGAAACATCATTATCTTCATCTAACATATCAACATTAGATTGTGTGTAGAACGCTTTAGCATCTTCAACAAGATAACCATCAGGTAACTGTGTAGTGCTTAAACCTAATTTGTGTAGGTCAGAACCTCTACGCATGCTTTGAAGACTTCCTAGTAATGTTTTAGTAGTTATAGTTCCGGTAGTCCACTCACCATCTGCGTTGTAATGCCCATCAACTTCAAACGTAAAAGTTAGTTCGTGAGTTTTAAGTAATCTCATTTATTCGTTAAACGTACCTCCACTTTATTCTTCAAGTCTCCTTGATCTATCATAGGCTTTTCACTTTTCTTTAATATTATAGTTACATCAGCATTCTTGGTTAGTGCAGAATCACCAAACACATCTTTTTCAACGTCTTTAATTCTACTACCAATTAACTTCATGTAACTCTTTAAAGATCTTTTGCTTAAGCCACTTTCAAAAACTTTATCCATACCAACAAAAACAGAAGATGAAGAATTTCCAACTCTAAATTTTGTAATGTCTAGTATTGGTCTAGGTGGTACATGAGCATTCTCAAAACCTAATTCCTTGTTGTGGAAAGCCATAAGCTCTGGATATGTATAACCTGAATAATGTTTGCCTTGGTCTTCAAAGTGACCAACCTCAACAGTAATACCACTACCCATGTTACGCATTAGTTTTTCAGTGGTCTTCCCTTTCTTAACTATTCTCACATTATTTCAAAGAGTCTCCTGCTGTGAATGGAGAGCCAACATAATCTGTATTACCACTAACTCTAGCCTTCTCAGTTTGAGATGTTCCACCTACAACAAAACCTAATGTTGGATTGAAGGAAGGATCTTTAATAAGCCTGTCCAATTGTTTTGAAGTTTGGTTATACAGTTTATTGTAATCAACAACCACATCACCTACTTGCTGATACGTCTGTTGACTTAGATAAGCTAAAGCCCACTTCAAAGTTTCTATTGCAGCTGACTTGACATTATCATCATTATTTCTTAGCGCATGATCTATTATTTCATCTGAGACTAAAGATGAATCTGTGTCACCTATATAGAGTCTGACTTGGAATAAAGGATCACAAGTATCACCTGTAATAACAGTCAATATTTTACCTCTGTAATGTAAAAAGTGATAAGAAAAGAAAGGAGGGAGTTTTACTCCCTCTTAACTTTGTAGAGCTTATGTTGTAGTTGTAACCTTCACAGACATCAATGGATTAGTCATGAAATATAAATTAGCCATTTCCATTTCAAAATCCCAACCGTTGTCTTTCTCTTGTGCCCATTGGTACATATACATAGGTGCGCCAGCTTGACCAATCTTAGAGAACTTATTAGAAGGGCCGTTATAGCCACGGTACAAGTCACGTGCATTAGGATTAATAATGTAACCATCTGCAGCTGCAATTGGCTCTACAGTTGTGCCGTCAGTAAGTGTAAATGTTGGTGCATAGTTTACAAAGATCATACCACGATGATCAAAGTAACCTATAGCACCCCACGCTGTGAAGTCAAACAAATTATCACGTAAACGCTGAACGCCCGAGTTCAAGTAAGTTGAGTAAGCAGCTTCGACATCAGCATGTGAAATCAACTTATCGAAGAATGTGTTCCCACAAAGAACTATAGGCATTTTAGTTGCAACACCTGAACGGTTATTAGCGGCTACAGCACGAATTACTAGATTGATTTTAGCTGAAACATCTATAGCACTGCCTAGATCAAAATCTACTGTAGTCTGTGAACCACCAAGTTCAGTAAACATATTTGTTACTGTTGAACCATCTGTAGGATCAACTACAAGGCCTTTAAGAGCTGATAACTTAAGGAACTC